TTAATGCACTAACAATCTGGTCACAAACTGCTACGGCTGTGTCGTAGAGCGTGGTATTCTCTTTTGTCATTCCTGACGCTATTTGAGTTACAGCAGTAGCTCCAATATTTCTTAAAGTTCCAGCTCTCATTGAGAACTGAGTATTAAATTTTTCAATTATCACACTGGTGCTGGTTGTAACCATATCAGTAATGCCTCTTGTAAAGCCATCCTTAATATATACAACCATGAATTCGCCAGATGATCTTAGCTTCTGTCCATATGTGGTTATTGATGTACTGATTGTCTGAATATAACTGGCAACCATGTTTTGCAGATTCAGCTTTGTTGCTCCGCCATCAGATAAGTTAATATCATTGATAATATTACCAAGATTTAGCATTTCTTTTACCTTAGCAATGGCATTTTGATAAGACTCATCTGAATCTAAACCGTTTACGTAAATAGCAAACCCATCCATTGCCGCTGTAAAATCTTTTAAGCCTTGACCTATACTGCTCCAATCTCGTTTGCCAAGTAACTGTTCAAAGAAATCACCTTCACGAGGAAGTTTATTAAATTCGGTAATAACCAAATCTGCGATTTCCATAAAACTTTTAGCTTTACTTTGAATAGAGTAGTCGTAATCATGCCATTTTAAGGTACTTACAAACCTATTAATAACGCCAGCAAAATCTGTTAAATCGGTGCCAACAGTGCTCCAACTTTTAGTTCCAGAGAACCAAGTGAAAAAACCACCGCTATCTGGTAAGTTGTTAAATAGATTAATAACCTCTAATGCTACAGACTTAAACGGTTCAACAATGGACATCGCATCCGTAGGCAATGCTGGATAACCATATTTTCGATTACCATCACGCAATGTAACTACTAAACTTGAAATAGCACCAACATAGTTGACTAAATCTTCAGACAGTGTGTCTACATTACCGGCATAATAAGTGCCTTCTAAATCGCCAAAAGCTTTTATTATTTCGCCAATTGTTTTAGCCGCTTCAATCTGAGAAGGCTCTACTTTCTTTAATCCATTAAAGAATGAACCATCATAGTTTAAATTCTTCATGAAAGAGTTAAGTTTAGAACCAACAACCGGTATTCTACCAAGCTTTGAACCGAACCAAGACGAAATATCACTTAATCCGCCTAATAATGTGCCTAAAGAATCCATAAATAATGATGATTTTGAAGCCTCATCTGATGTCATGGATGTCACAAACTGCATGAACGGTTTAATCTTTTCAGCAAAAGCAGATAACGAATCTGCAGCCATTTCTAAGTGCAATGCAAAGGCACTTACTGCTCCGCCAGCTATACCACCGACAAATCCACCGATTAAAGAGCCTATAACATTACCTATTAATCCGGCTACAACAACTGCATTCTCTAACTTGCTTACCATTTCTGGGTCAGAACCTAGTTCTACCATAATAGCAGTCACAAGTGCAACCATTGCTCCAACAACTGCTGTTACAAGCCCAATATTAAATAAGCCAAGTGTTAATGTTGCCGGGTCTATATGGCCTAATAAACCTATAGCTGCCGTAAATAAAAAAAGTTCAGTCATTAAAGCACCTAATGTGCCTACTGCAGCCACCCAATTAGTGTAATCTATTTTAGACAACCACTTGTCATACATGAGCATTAATGCTGCCATTATCAGACCAACACCAACTAACGTTGCTAGTATTTGCAAAGTATTAACCGCTGATACTTTAGATAATGCTATCAATAATCCACTTATTGCAGCTATTAGTACTGTAACAGCTCCAACACCTTTTACTAATTGTTTTGTTGGAAGCTTGCCAAGTAGTGCAACAGCTGCTGCTAATGTAACAATAAGCAACATTAATCCAATAAATGTTCCTATCTTAGCAGTTGCGGTAAATGAGATTCCACCACCCTTAGTGACAATATCTATTAATTTAGTAATTCCAACGACTATTAGCAGAATAAATGTCAATGACGCCAGACCTTTGGCTAGTACTTTTCCTGGCATATAACCTAGAGATTCTATAACATTAAGTATTAATTTCATAGATAATGCCAAAGAAATAAATGCCATTGAACTTAATCCTTGCACTCCGCTAAGAGACTTCATTACTGCGGTCATTAACAACAGCATTGGTAATATCATTGTCAAACCTACAATATTGCCCTGCCAGTCAAAGTCAGAATATTTCTGTATTGTGTCCAATAACATGCTCAACCCTGACGCTAAAGCAATCAACGGTAAAGCACCACCAATAGACACGCCTTTAAGACCGCTCATAAATCTGAACACTGCATACAATACGCCAAAAAGCGACAGTAATCCTAATGGATTGAATTTAACATCTTGTATTTTAACAATAGCGTCAGCAATCATACCTATAGCAACACCAATAGCAACTATAGTTAGTGCTGTTCCTTTAATTGCTCCTTCTGTGGTTCCATGAGTTGCAATAACCATAAAAGTTGCAAGTAAACCTAAAGCGACTAAAACATTGCTTAAGTCATTGAAACCTTTTTGAATCATTTCTGGATCACTTTGCTCAAGTTTGCCTAAAAGCAATACAAGAGCGACCATTTCGCCAACAACGATTCCTATTGTTTTAAGAAGCTCTACTAATCCGGATAATACACTTCCTGCTCCTCCAGTTTCGCCTTTTATCCTAGCTTTAATAGCATCTAATACTCCACTAGCAGACATCATCAGTTTAAAAGCACCAAACATCTCAGCTAATGCCAAAATATTTTTAGTAGCTCCATAAATTGTTTTTACCGAAACTGATACCGTTTGTCCTACAAATTGAGCAATATCATGAATGAGATTTCTAGCCCATTCAATTGCTTTACTAAGTAGGCTTCCACTATCTTTATAAGCTTCAGTAATTGTATTTATTACACTAGTTTTAACAGGGTATATTTTCTTACTAAATAATCCCTGAAGAACTTCAATAAAACCAGATACTGTTCCTTTCTGAATACCACCCATTATTTGGTTATTACTAGAGAACGATTTAAAGAAACCACCAATTGCTCCTACGATTTCGTTCAAAGATGGTAATCTAAAATTCCTAACAGCATCTGAAATATCATAAATAAAACCGGTTAGAACGGCTCCAGCCTTTTGAACAGGCTCGGATGAGACTATACTTCCAAATAATCCAAGAATCGAACTCCCTAAATTATCAAAGAAAGTACCAATTTGTTCTAGTTTTACTCCGGAAATACTGCCAAATATTTTATCGGTTAAACTCTTAAACGCATCTGTAACCTGTTTGAAATATCCTTTTATAGTTTGAACAGTTTTGCTATTAGCTATACTATCCCACCAAGTTTTAGCATTTTTGCTTATATATTGTGTAACTGTTTCAAAACCTTTGGCAAAATCAGAAATATAAGTTCCTATTGTAGAAGCAACCTGCATTATGAACCCTACTACATAAGGCAATACTGTTCTTGCTACAGAATATATGCCACCAACAACTGTTGATAAAATACTAGATACTGTTCTAAATACGCTGAACATCCCTTCGAATGTCTTCGTAATCGCTGATGATTGCTCCTCTGTTAATTTTAAACTCTGTGAGAAATCGAAGAAACGATCTATGAATTTACTAATTCGTTCTGAAATAGAAATTGGAAAAGCATTTTGCCAAGCCTGACCGATAGCTCCTAGCACAGATTTCAAATATCCATAAGTATTAGCTATTGACTCAATCAGTTTTATTCTTCCGCCCTTTTCAAATATCTTAAGCATCGCATCTGACGATAAACCTACCTCGTCCATATTGGCACCGAGATCTTCCAGTGCTTTGCTCATCATTTCGGAAGTTATATAGCCATTCTCAGTAACTTTTTCTAAAGAACCAAATTTGTCGATTAAACCGCTCAAAGTGTATTCGGTTCCTTTATACGTGAAGTTCATGCCTTCCGCGTTTTTAATTAAAGTCTCTTGCAACTTTGATGCGGCAATATCCATTCCAGATAAAGTATCTGTAAATGCTCCCCATTCTTTTTTATGGTTCATAGCGTCAGACAATTCATCTGACAATGCGCTAATAGGAGCCGCAAAAACGTTGTACATTTCCTCAGACAAATCGGTGAACAGAATTCTTGCTTCTTCGTAGTCGCCGAAAATTGTCTTAAAGATATGCATCCACTGAGAGCTAGTTGCGTCAGCTGTTGCACCAACAACATCAGACCAAGTTTTTGCTTGCTGAGCCATTAGCAATGCTTCTTTACCCATACTATTGTATGTGTCAATTAAAGCTGTTGCTTCTAAATCAGTTAAATGAAAATGCTCAGCTACTTTGCTTATATCATCTGCAGTTTTTTCAATGCTATTGCTCTTCATGAACTGATCGATTTCTCTCATTGTTTGAGATGCAGTCAGTTCGACTTTTTCAAGTTCTTCATATCGGCTCTGAACCATTTGAACGGCATTAGCATATGCACCATATTCGTTTAATACTGCCGTTAAAATATCAGTATTAACCCACTTCTCGGACAATGTTTCTCTAAGATTCTGACTGGTTACCGTTTTATCAGTTCCAGCTATAAGATACTCCATTAAGCCTTCTGCATTTTCGCCTTTTTTTATTAAAGCGCCATATGCTTCGCCAACTTCAAGCAACTTGTTTTTAAACGACATAGTTGCCATGTTGGCCAATTCGATAGACTTCCAGTCCATAAGTGTTAAATATCCAGCACCCATTGACTGTGAAAGGTTATACATCGCTCTACTTGCTGTTTGAGCATTTTGACCAGAAATAGCAGCCCAGTTTGCAATACCTTCCATCGCAGAAACAGCATCCTCTAATTTAACACCGGCTGATGTAAACTTACCTACATTACTTACCATGTCAGTAAAACTATATGAAGTTTCATCCGAGAACCATGTTAATTTCTCCAACTGAGCAGTTACTGTTTCAATATCTTTTCCAGTAGCGGCCATGATAGTTTGTACGGCGTTAGTCTCCTCACCATACTTTGTCATACCAGCAGATATCTGATCAATCGACATTGACTTTACTAAATTGATAGCCTGGTCAGTAAGTCTTTCAAATACTCTTGTTGCAATAGCATACATAGCACTAAACTGCATATTTACTTGCTGTATACCATTTTGAGTTTGTTTAAAATTTAGTTTTTCTGAAGCATCTGTTAGGTCCTCAAGACTATCAGTAGCTCCTTTAAAATTTAATTTTGCTTTTAATTTATCCAAAGTTGACATGGTAGTTTTCGTATTTCTCTCGAAATTCGAATTATCAAACTTCATCTCAACTATCTTTTGATCTATAGTTGTGCTCATTTACCAGTCACTTCCTTCCAAGCATCCCTGGCAATCCTATCAAAGATAGGCCTTATAGCTGGATTAATGTAATCCCTACCTTGGACAAATCCACCATTTCTAGTAGCATGGCCATATTGTAGTAATACCGCTATAGGTATACCAGTTTGTACGTTTGAATTGTAAAATGAAATTTTTATTACATCTTTCCCTTTATAAATCTTGTAATACCAGGAAGAAGCGGTTAAACCAGTATCTTTCGGAGTATAGTGTCTTAATGCTTCTACACCTTCTCTGCCATATCTGTTCAAGTCACTGGTTTTAAACGTTTTATCAGCCTTTAACAGAAGTGTGGTTAGGTTTTCAAAGTCACCTTTTTGTGTAAAAGTAATCATACGCTCCTCCTTTCTATGGCTCTATCCTGTAGTATTTAGTTGCTTTCTTCTAGCAGCATTTAAAGCGGTATTTCTTGTCATAAGATCACGCTTACTCATCTTTCTCTTATTACCATTACCGTTATACATATCAAGTACTCGAATCAGCATTAGCAATCTATTAATATGCCATTTTTGGAATTCTATAGGAATATTACGTGAAATCATCCAACAATATACTTGTTCAGACGTTATTGGCTTAGATCTTTTATTTTGCTGATTTTTATCGTCGGCACTTGTTATAGTTGTTGCTGTCATTGGATCGTCCATGTATGAACGAATCTGTTCAAAGTTGGCAGGAGTCAAATATCCATAAACTTCGTCTTTTACATTCTGCGTAATTGTCATACATTTAACGTAGTACAGCAACTCCTCACGAGTTTTGGTATCATTCTTTTTATTAGTTATAAAAGGTTTATGGTATTTTGATTCCCATTTTGAAATTGCCACTAAAGAATGCTCTAATACTAAACTAGCACCATTGAAATAGACGAATTCGTTCTTTCCTTCGTCCCAAAGTTCCTGTTTTGGTATATCAATTCTGAGCATTATTTACACCTTAAATAACTTTAAGCAGCTCTTGATTTGATTTCTCTTTCTGTGCTTCTTCTACCTGCTTTGAAAGTTCAGCAGGAATAATACCATTTATAAAAGCAGCTGCCTTCTTTTCGTCCTGTAAAAGTTCCATGAACAATTCGGAATATGCTTCTGTTTGTTCGAAACTTGTAGACAATTCTTCTGATTTGATGAAACGCTTGCCGTCATCGCTCTTAACACCATATGACTTTAGAATGATCTTCTTAAAAACCTGCATCATAGCTGGAATATCTTTGGTGTTAGCGATACGTCTTACCATTTCGGTTAATCCACCAGTTGTACTCATTTCCATTTCCATTAACTCTGCTTTTGTTAAGTTGAAATAGAAATCTTCGGTTCTGGTTTCGCCATTGTAGTCTGTGTAAGTAATTTTCTTAGTTAACATAATAAAGTTCTCCTTTTCTTTTAATAAAAAAGAGGGACTCTAAGTCGTGATAGAATCCCTCTATAAAATATCTTTTTACTTTAAAGCATCAACTACTGCATCTGGCAGTAATAATGTAGCTTTTGCTGTTTCGCCTTCGCCACCGAATAACTGGGTTTCTAATGCTGTTAACTTAGTAGAATCAACCTTTGTTGAATCGATGATTAAGTGAGCGGTTGGCTTATGATCTTTAACATTAACAGGTGTTGTATCGAAATCCCAAGAGAATGTAATTGCATCTGGGCTGTCGTTAATTGTTTCATAACCCTTTTCTGTTGGTGAAGCAAAACAGTTATAAACTAAGTGAAGCTTATAACCGTGGTCACTGCCATCAACATCGTTACCAATTCTGGTTCTATAAGCTAAACCGAACTGCTTACGTGTCTGCTGACCAATAGTTACACCAGTAGCAATTTCAGCAGAACCATCGCATTCCATAAATTCATCTGGATATGTGTATGCTTCAATTGATCCCTTGAATTCTTCTGCTGACATCAGGTTTAAATATTTAATATTGTCAGCCCATAATGCTGTTGGTTCGCCACCTTCTGGTGATTCATTAACTGCTGTTAAACCGTTCCAAACAACACCTTCTTCGTAACCATTAGTACCCATTACATATAAGACACCATGGTCTACACCTGTTTCGTAAAAACGCTTACCAGTTTCATCCCAAACTAATTTTGGCATAGTTTTGTCCTCCTAATTATCTATAAAAAATTGTAAATACATCGTGATTGAGGTTATCTGCAACATAATGTCTGTCAAATCTAGACATTGGGTATAGAGACAACTTATCTACTACTTCACTATCTGGATCGGGATCAACTACTATTACTTGATAGCTATGATCCTGCAAATAAACTCCATTGTTAGCAAATCGATTATCTATGTCATTTCTAGAATAAACGATTGCTGGGTAATTCATCTTAATATTCTCTGGTGGTTGAAAGTATACATTTCTTGATCCCAAAATATCGCAGAGATCCTCATGAAAAAGGAGTCTGTTATCGACATTAGCCATTGTACAGACCCCCTAACGACATGATTAATCTCGGATACTCAGGTTCAACACTAGTTACCTTCCACTTAGATCCAAGATGAGTTACATACTTGATATGGCCCATATTCTCGATTGCAAATTGGTCGTAAATTACACTAACTTTGACCAAAATATCAACGTCATCATTTACTTTACCACCGTTTTGCCACCGATAACTTTGGCTTATTACATCACCTTTATAGCCAGATTTCTCGACTATTTGAGGTTGCCAAACACCAGGCCTTACTTCAGTGGTTATTTCAAACCCAATTGTCCCGTAATATTTAGCCATTTTGAATTCTAACTAATTATTCACGTTCCTGCTGAATTACGTAGCCTTCTGGAAGTACTTCGTTGTCATTTGGAGTAACTTCAGAAGCAGCCTTCTTCAGAACGATTGCGCTCTTTGGCTTTACTAATGCGCCAGAGCAACGTGTTTCGATTAAGTACTTCTGCTGGTTGTAGTCGATATCGAAGTCATCGAACATATTAACAGCTCCGCCCTTATCAGCGCCTACATAGTAGTCGTTTAAGTTAACGATAACACCATAGAAATCAGCTGGTACGATTTCATCTGGAACTTCAACGATTTCCTTAACTCTTAACTTAGTAGCTAATTCAGCTTCTGTCTTATACAGAGAGTGACCGAAACCGTCTTCTAATAGCAGCATATCAGACAGCATATCAGCACCGATGAACAGAGTTGGTGAACCAGAACCTCTGTAATCCTTACGAGCCTTGATAGCAGCTCTAATCAGGTTCTTAGCTGTTTCATCAGCATCAGCACCTGCTGTAACGTTTGCATAGAATGCATACAGGTTAGCCTGAGTATCCTTTACGATTGGTCTGATGTGCATTTCATCGATCTTGTCGTCTGAAGATGCCTGTCTGCCATCACCGAATAAGAATGCTCTTGCTAATTCCTCATCCAGCATTAATCTCATTTCTCCCTTTAACCAAGCTACTACATCGAAATCAGTAATATCAATTACATCATCTCTGTCTAACTTCTGCTTCTTGTAGATGGTCTGAGGTGTTGTGCTTCTCTTTAACAGAGCGAATACTTCTTCCTTCTTTAATTTACCCTTAATGTAACCTAAAGCTCTTGCTTCATCGCCTGTAATATCAGCGTGCATTGACTTGATTCTTGAGAATGGTGTGTGGTGAACGCCAGCCATTACCTTTCTAACCCAAGTCTGGTCTCTCTGAATCCAATCAGGTGTGTTTGTTACCTGCTTAGCTTCTGGGAATAAGTATTCGATGTTCTCGATACCGTGCTGTAAAAAGCTTTCCTTTAAAGAACCCATACGCTTGCCATCATTGATAATGTCCATCATTTCTGAATGACTTAAAACATCTTCGTTTTCCTTTTCTTCGTTGTCAAATACGTTGTGCTTCATATCTTCGTCTCCTTCATCTTCACCGGCTTCCTTATCTTCCAGAGCAGCGCCGATTAATGCATATACAACATTCTTCTGCTCTTCTGTCAGTTCATCAAATACGTCCTGTACAGTCTTTTCCTTATTTTCAGGCACTTTAGTTTCCTCCTTTGGTTCTTCCTTAACTTCTTTGGCCTCTTCATCAGCGTGACTCAGTTCAAGCGGTTCATTCATGAACAGAACGCTTTCTTCTTCATCGTCCCAATAGTCATCGCTGTGAACCACTTCTATACGAGCACCAGGATTAGCACCAGCAAGAACCAAGCTAACTTCTCTAATTACACCATGAAGAACATTACCTGATCTCTGCTGTAACTGATTAGCATAGATTGATACTGAGGTAACATCTCCGTGCTGAACTAAAGTCTTGGCCTGCTTACCAGGTACTGAATCGTTAAAAATACCATACATATAGACACCATCTTCACGGTTCTCTAAATATGCATGACCTAATGTGTTTAACGGATCATTGTGCTGGTGGTTCCAAACCATAGGAACTTTTTCGCCATCCTGCTGAATAAAGGCATCCTTCATAATTGTTCTGCCATCTGAGCACTTAATATTGTTCTTAGTAGCCCAGCCACAGAAATCATAATTGTGCTTATAATCTTCCATTTTGAATTTTGCCTCCTAAATTTAAACATTGAAACTCGGGAGCTGACTAATAGGTGTGCTAGCAAAGCCTGGTACCTCTCCTCCAGCACCTTCAACTCCTTCTTCGCCCATAGGCATCTGTCCTGCAAGTTGCTGATTAGATTGATTAAGATTCTTGTTTCTAAGCTGGTCAGCATTTGGATCATTGGAAGGCTTTCTTCCAATAATCTGTCTGATTTCGTTACTTGACAGAATTTCATTACGAGTGAATGAGTCTGCGATAGTAGCAATTTCAGTAACTGGTACTAACTTGAATGGATCTCTAAAGAACATTACTGACTGATGCTGTGTTCTAGCAGTCTTAGTCAGGAACTTACGTTTAGCCTCATCTGTAATAGCGGCTACAATTGGTTCAATAGTTCTTGTGTAGTAATTAGTCATAGCTTTATCGTCTGCTGTACCCTTTAATATGTCTTCAGTCATTCCTAGCTGGCTATATAGCATGCTCGTTAAGTACTCGATCTGACTCATTAAATTGTTCTCAACAGGTCGATTAAGCTGTGTAATCTTTTCAGTTCCATCAATGTAAGCAATACCATACTTAGATCCGGTTAATTGGTCTTCAATGGCTTTTCGTCTCTGCTCTGCTTGTTTCTGACGAATATCAGTCTTTACCGTATAAGGTAACTGAATAATCAGATCAAGTTTTGTAGAGCTGCTTTGCTCGTCAATGAAGTCCAATAAATTAAGTTTTCTAATCAATCTTTGCATAGTAGAGTTTGGTTCATTAATTACAGCAAATAATGGATTTTCAATAATACCAACCATCTTTTTTGGAAGAACTAAATCTTCTTTCTGTCCGGTTTTTTCATTGTATACACGAACCTTTACATGCTGTGGGAACCAACCTACAATCTTGCCAGTGCGCATGGTCTTAATATCATATGATGTAGTCATGAATGGGTCACCGACAGTGTCTACTGGTACCACAGCGACACAACCCTCATCCATCATTGACATAACAATATCTTGTACGAAAGCTCGACCGGTTTGGTCTATGTTAGCTTCCAAATTAAAACAACTGTCCATTCCAGAATCAATCACCTCTAAGAATCGGTCTTCGTCATTGGTTTTAACATGATGAATGCTAATGCCAGCAACGTCTAGAGATATACGATTGAATATCGCTGTGACAATTGTCCTTTCATTTCCAATAGAGAATCGCGGTCTATCTGGCCTATAAGAGGTTTGTATTCCATAGTCCTGATAAACATAATCGTCTGTTGGATCCTTATTAAAAAAAGCGTTCCAGGCTTTCTGGAACCGATCTTTTAAGGCCATAATATAACCTCCTTAAAAAGTGTTTATTTAAATCTATCACGTGCTCTGTTAATTACCTGAGTTGCACCATATGACAATAATGCTGATTCAATAGCACTTCTTCCAGCATCAATTGCTACTGCTGTTAAAAATGCTGCTGGGTACATTGACAAATAAGGCGCTGCAATTGCTAATCCTGTAGCAGCACTTAATCCTCCGAACACAGCAGCCGCAGTTTTTGCAGCACGTTTCGAGGTTTCATGCAAAGCATGATTTCTTTCATCCTTTGCTCTTAACTCAGGGTTATTTTTATATCTCTTTTTTCCTTCTTCAGTAAGAGTACCGTCTTCATTCTGGTAACGACGTATACCCCATTTTTGACCTTTTACACCCCAATGGGTTAATTCGTTTGAATAATATACTTCATTCATATTAATACCTCTAGTGCATTGATGGTCTGCCAACAGATCCCTCGTAATGCATAAATATCTTTCCCTGACGAATTGTTCCATCGTTGATTGCAGAAATAGTCTTATTCATTGTATCCATCAAACGCTTGTTGTTTTCAATCTTCTTCTTATAAGCAGCCTGTTTAGAAATATAAGCACTTGCTTTACTAGTAAGTAGTTCACCTTTAGCTCTATATTTATTAGCTTTAGCTCTATACTTATTAGCCTTAACCATATTTTTAGCCGCTTTGTTTTCTGATCTGAACAATCCTGGCTTTGATTTACGTTCAAATTTCAAAGCTTTTCTTTCGAATTTGGCTGCTTTTGCCAGTTTCCTCTGGCCCTTAGCTAACTGCTTCTGTTTACTTGCCTCTTTATTGGCATTTAATTTTCTCTCGAATTTCTCGTTTGCTCTTTCCATTCGAGTAACTCTTTTTGCTAATTGCTCAGGTGTTTTACGAAACCCCCATCTCATACCTAAAACACCATAATGATAAAGTTCATTATTGTTATCCATAAAATCACCTAATTTCTTAACGGGTTAAACGGTAATACCATTTTAGTTTTTTCATTAATTATGTATAAGGTATCAAGCCAACCATTTTTTTGTTTGACCATTTCTTTAGGAACAGCATTTATTATTTTTTGCCCATTGTAATCGCTTATTTTAATGATTGATAAAAATGGCTTCTTTTTTTTAAATAGCTCTATAATCTCATTATCTGTCATATATGAATCCTCTATTTAATTATTTAAGGTCTTACTTATAGTTTTAAAACCTCTATCAGCTGGCTCATAAAATTGTACAAACTGGCAAGCATTATCTGTGAGTTCTAGATTATCGGTTCTTGTAAATGTTATGTCGGTTGCCCAATTTGAAAGAAATTCTATATCATATACTTCTCCACATTGAGTGTCTATGATTGTCATTTTTCCATCATTAACTTCATAAGCCATAGCATGGCCTCCTCCCATAACCCACGTTACAGTAACAATTCCTCGGCAGTCTTCATTACGATATTTTTTTTCTATATTCTTTTGAATATCTTGTGCTTCTTTTGCTCTTACATCATAGTCTGCGTTATAACTTATTGACTGCGATGTAATATTTTCAGTAGGAATCGGATATTCATATGCCAACTGATATACTTCACGTAATTCTCCGTCAACATCGTAATTAGCTGCTACATCGTATCCTCTTCTTCTCATATCATAAGCTAATGCACACGAATAACAGTTCATAGAAGTTGCTGTCGATTCATCAAATGCTTCTTGTGTAGCCCACATCGAATCGATTTCTTCTTCTGTCATTACACTAGTATCTCTATAGTGTATATTGCATTTTGCTACATCGATAGATTTATCAGAAGCTATATCTGTTTTAGGCAATTTATCAAGAGTATCAGCAGTATATAAGTAAGCATTGCTTCTTTTTACTTCTGTATGATCGATTATCGTTCTATCATAGTCAGCGCCTCGTTCGCGCATCTTTTCTATTTCAATGCCAAGGTCAATAACATTTCTAGAATTTAAACGTTTCAAACGATCCGCAATGTATGGAATAAATGCTGGTTTATTATTTTTATCTAATGGCGTTATTGTTTCACTTTTGACTGGCAGTATATGATCGGTAATTTTTGTACGGGTATCGTATTTATCAGCTTGCTGCTTTTCTAAAAAACGTCTATATACAGATACTCCTCTAGTCAAATCGTTTCCAGAGTCTTCATTCTCATTATTACCTAGAAGATTGTTGCCTATATCTATACCTTTTTTATAAATATATTTCCAACCTTTTTCAGTTAATTCTTTGAAAGAATACTTTACATTGCTCCCGCCATAAACACGATCGCCTATTTTGAATTTCTTAAGTATATTTTGAACTGTCTGTTTAATTAATGAAAAATTACCATTTTTTTTCTGTTTAGTAGGCTGTTTATAAGTATATTGCCATTTATTCTTTTTCCATTCTCTAGACAAATACTTATGGTTTTTCTTTGCGATTCCTTTTAAGGGACTTTCTTTTCCTATTAAAGCCATAAAAAATCACCTACTCAAATTTCTTCTTAAGAATTCGCATTACAGCTTTATTCGCGTCATCTATAGCATCATTTACTTTACTGAGTAGAGGCTCGTAAACATCTTGCCATAGAGTCTTTGTGTCCTCTTCTACCTGTTTGTTTACTTTGTCCTCTTCTTCTTTAGGTATATTACTGCCATATTTAGCACGAAGACCTCTCATAAGTTTTTCTTTCTGAGATTGTTTCTCCTGTTCGTACAAATTCTTGTAATATGTTTCATTGTCAGTCTTCTTCTGATTTGTCTCAGTTTCCAACTTATCATAAGCTTCCTTGTATTCTTCTTTTGTAGGACTCTGATCAGCAAGTCTGGCTCGTTCTACTTTAGTATCCCATTTCTGAGAAGAACTAGAAGAACTGGAACTTCTACCGCCTGTACTAACTTTCTTAGAAGCTGCTGCTTCTCCAGCTGCTATCTGTTCAGAATTTAAAGATGATAACTTCTTGTTTTTAGCAGCATAATAAGCAGTTACCCAGGAACTAGTCTTTCCTGTATACATTCCGGGTTTACTATTACCACCAGACCCCTGAGGAGAGGAACCACTTCTCAAAGAAGAAATAGATTTAGCTCCTTCTTTAGCACCTTCTGCCGTTGAGTCATAAATATAACGATACTTTCCGGAGTCGGTTACTATTCTTTTGATATACTTATGGCCTGGTACTTCTCGGCCTTTAAGCGGGCTTTTAATAGCCATAAATATCCCTCCCTATTCAAACGCATCTTTGTTTAACTTATACGCAACATATGCGTCAAGCATTGCTGCAACTGCGTCTATCTTCTGATCGTATCTCTTCTTATACAATTTCCTATTTCCATTGGTATCTTCAAGAGCTATACAGTTGCCCATTGCAAATTCCATCAAGCCTTCATCAAACAGAAGCATTCTCTGTTCTGAAAGTATTTTGATTTCTCCTAATGGAACTGACTCGGTCTTAGAGCCCTGAATGACTTTCTCGACTCCGAATGAGCCATTTTCAAGTTCCCAACGATTTACGAACTCTTTCGCATTGTATGGGTCATAACCGAAGCAACGTACATCATACTGGCACTCGTTAATATGCCTTTCAAGATCGTCGTAAACGTCCATCATGTCCAATACCGTTCCATCAAGAACTACTAAACTTCCTTCTTCAATAAATTCTTCATACTTGACTCGCATAGCCAGCTGTAATTTGTTCAATGTTAGAGAAGTAATATAGTTTCTGGTCTTAACACCGTACTGTCCATTCTTTAATGGGAACAGGAATGTGAATGCACAGAAGTCATCACCCTGAGACAAGTCTGCACCAAGCGAACAAGGCATCTGCCAGAAAGATCTCTTCTTGTGACGCAATGTTTCCTCGTAAGTAAAGAAGTAAGTATAACCTTCCATAGGGATTCCGAATCTCTTTGCAAGAATATCGTTTCTACTTGAAGGAACTTTCTCTGCTCTTTCGACTTCTTTCTGGTAAGTCTCGTAACTTACAATCTTTCCAATATTAGGATTTGCCTTAATCCACATGTCTGGGTTACCAACTTCGTCAATTGAGTCGAGTCGATACCACCAGATTGAAATGTGGTCAGCCTGGTATTCGCCTTTTAGGATGCTTTCCAGTTCCATTTTGATTGAGTCACCTGCTCCGTTTCGAATGGTACCTTCCGAACTAGCAGCGATGATTACATAGTCTGCTAATTTACTTGCACCTTGCTCTAAAGCACCTATGACATCTTCTCTAATGTCACCAGACAACCATTCATCTACTGTTGAGACCTTTACCTGTAAGCCCTGAAGCTTCGGTATACTCATTGTTCTGATTTCAAGTAGTGAGCCAGTTAAGAAGTTCTGTATACCCATTTTAGTTGACGCTAATTTTGTTCTATCTTTTTTAGACCCTGTTGTATTTTGCAAAGAACCCTCTGTTAAAAACTTAAACAATGGTCCTCTTGCTCTTGTTATAGCCGTTCTAAACGGTGACATTACCTCTTCTGCCTGCTTCATTGTTGGAGCAGTCGTTACCTGGTGAGTCGTTGAAGTGTCAATGTTCAAGAAATAGGATTGTATCGTAGAAAGATACATCGATTTTGCAGCACCTCTTGCTATTATTAGATACTGCTTGTTTACCAAACGACGTTTGATCTTCTTTTGAACATAGTGGCCTCCTATTCCCTCTTTATTAGGTACGTACACACTACGCTCCTCAAAGTAATACCATCCGAATAATTGCTCTGCCCACAACTTAAAAGACGGTAGCAATGTCAAGTCTGTACCGTCAGTCAGTGTAAGTTCGTTCTCGCAATATCTTATGTAGCCATCAATGGCCTCATCGTCATAGTAGTACCTTGGATTTCGTATAAGAGAATCTATTCGATTCATCTCTTGTGAGATCTTCTCGTTTACCGGAAGATGACCACTTAGAACGGCATCTCTAAATTCTTTGTAGTACTTAGGTACTGCTACATTAGACAATGCCATTTTGATTTTCTCCTTTACTTCTTATCGTCTTTCTTCTGATTGTCGTTTCCCTTAGGAACGTCAAGTATTGCTCTAAGCTGTTTTTCCATCCAGTCTCTTCCTACATTTGTCATAGCACCAGTAAATGCTGCTGATGTAGACTTTTTAAAACTGTTCCAGAATTTCTCACCCTTGGAAATAGCCTTAGGATTCAGCTTAGCGTATTCTTCTCTGGCCTTCAAATAATCATTCTCGATTTTAAGACGATTAGTTTTCTCTTTTAATTCATCGTCAGTATACTTACCTAAATCGTAAGTTCTAACGACTTTAGTTTGCTTTCTTTTTGCGGCTTCACGTGCTTCTTTCATCGCTTTTCTATCTTCGATCATTGCTTCGATTTTTGCTTTTCTCTCAGCACGCTTAACTGCTTTCTCTTTTTCTTTCTTTCTTTTAATTTTGACTCTCTCTTGCTTCTTTAACTGAGCCTGTCTTCTAGCTTTTCCTAAAGGAGTAAGAGATCCATCTTCATACTGGTAAAGACGCTGCCCCCACTTCATGCCTTCTACACCATGATGGTATAATTCGCCATAGTATTTCATCGTCTTTCCTCCGATTACTCCTCATCTGGATCCACAGTGACATTCAGTCGCCATTCGAGTTCACTAATAAGTTCTTTGTAAGCTTGAGCGACTGTTCCACTTGTCGGTGGATCGAAAATCATTTTTACTTTTAGGAAGATGTAAGACTTTACGTTGTGAAGCAATTCAGGATTTGAGTTGTCACCTAGTAAATCTTCCCAGGTTTCGCCAGTTCCTGTAATTGCAAATCCACTTGTAGGTCCTACACCGAGTTGGCGTAAAACGGCCAGCACTGAATTGATATGCATGATGATATCGCTGTCAAAGCCGTCAATGTTGCCAGCACCTAAAAGACTTTTAATATCTGTTAATATGCTTTTATCCATTTCAGTACCTCCTAAAATTTCTTCCAAGGACTTGTATCATTCCTTGTACGTTCTGTCATTCCATACTTTTTAATAGCATCACTATTACCATAGTGTATTGCTTCGTGGACACTGTATGAAACGCATACTAAATTATCCATGTCTAATAAAAGAGGATTCCTACTTATGAAATCCTCGACATTCATTGGATTTATATGATGCACATAGACTGGTCCTTGAATAGTATAAGGTTCAAGTCCCATCTCGCATCCATTATCTCTTACTATTACTTTACGTCTTACTTCTCGCCATTCAGGAGAGCCATAAAACTCCTGATTCCATTCTCGATGGCCTCCAAAGGTAGTATCTCCGACAATTCCGGTCAAGTCCAAATAGTCGAATCTCTCTTTAAGCGTCGGCAGCTTTGAAAGTTCGCTATAGGTCTTCATCTGAATTATCAACCATGCTACCAGAGTATGAACGCATTGCTCGAAGAGCATTACTATACAGCTCTTCTACTCTCTTGGCCGATTGCAAAGCCTCGGTCTTGGCTTTTAAAAGCTCATTCTCTTTCTGGAGCTTTTCTTTCTCCAGTTTTTCCTTTGTGGAACCGAGTTTTAAGTAATGAACGATCACGGCAGATGATGCAGTTCCTTCTGCAAGCTGTTTCTCTGCTAAATCAATTGCCAAAGAAACCAATTCGTTCTCTCTTGCCTCAGTTGTTAGTGCTGGTGGCTTCGGTTTCAGTCTAGTTCCTTCGACATGTGACTTAATTTTCGCCATGTTCTTCCTCCTTTCCACGTAAATATATAAAACTTTGATTACACTTTTCGACCACTTTTGGCGGCCTGCTACAACGACACGACTCTGCTATAAAGGAGAAAAATAACAGTTTACAACAACAAGAAGCCATGAAGGGGGCTCGCCATAACAAGCCTTCAAAAGGGGTCGAAAAACGAAAATATAAACATTCCCCCGGAGAATTTTTTAAGACCGGCG